TACAATGTATTAGGTGTTTCTGAGTCTACGGCTATTTGTACATAGTCTCCTGCACTACCGCCAGAACCATTGGTTGTTACTCCTGTTGTATACGCCGTTGATTTATCAGCTTCTAAATAAAATCGTAAAGGATGACCTGAGTTACTAGAATCTGAAGTATCAAATCTATAATAATATTTGTAAGAAGAATCATTACCTGCAAATTGTATGACAGGTGATTCTAACCCATTTAAAAAATATGCACTTGATGATCCTTGACCTGAGTAAGGATGAGCTGCTGTTTTTGTTCCAACCTTTGTTGTAATAATAATAGGATTAGAAGATGATCCATATTCTTTTGGTGATGGTAAACTTATTTTAGAAGATGGTAATGTACAAAAAATATCTTTTGTACCTGCAGAAAAATTAACTGCTGCATCACTATTAGAACTGGAGATAATAGAAGTTCTAGCAATGTTAGCACTTGATCCATCTAAGGTACCAAACCCTACTTCAAATTCATTAGCTGTTTGATGAGCTATTGCATAATACGTTGTATTAGAATTACCAATACCTGCAGCAAAAGTTTCAAAACCCGTAAGTGCTCCTGATAGGGCTATTGAACCCGTGCCAGTAGTAGTCGAGGTTTCTTTTACTCGATCATTTAGGACAAAAGCCATTTAGATCTCCTATGATAATCTTAATATAGCGTTTGATGTATCTGCAGCAGGGAATGTAATTGTAAACGTTCCGTTAGATGCTGTAAAGTCAGCTCCAAATGCTAAAATACAAACTGCGTTAGTAGTTCCACTTCCGCCATCAGTTGTGGTGTTATAGATCATAGCACCATTTGCTGTAAAGCTAGCTGATGTCCATTGTGGATTGTTACTAAAATCAACAAATGCTGTTGATGCTCCTGAGCCTCCTGTAACGGATTGACCTGTTAAAGCTTGTCCGCCTGCTACATAAGCTGAGCCAGATGTATTTGTAATTTCGTTTGAACTTGAATACGCTGTAGTAGATGCTCCTAAACTTGCACTTGATGTGAACAAAGCAATTTTAAAAGTGTCACCACCGTTTGCGAAATCGTGTTTGCTTTCCAATAATTCTTGTTTAAAGGAATTACAAACTGCCTGTGATATTGCCATTTTTATCTCCTATGGGTTTTGTGAAGGCAAAGGTAAACGAATAACACCATCTTGATATTCATCTCTTCTTCGTCTTCCTTGTTGTTCTAATGCAAGTCGCTGTACCGCTTCTTGGTAACTTTTTTCGTATTGTGCAAGCAAATCATATGGTCCTTTAAGAAACTTAAAAGCTTCTGTTAAACAGCCATATAATAAAACTTGTGGTGCATTCTGACTAACCCAAGTTGTGGTATTAGTAGAAGAAAGCCCTGTTTCATTACGATTTAAAGCTAGCTCAATATTATAAGCACTATTAGGCGTTGGCGCAAGGTAAATTGTGTTTTGATCCCACATTGCGTAGTATTTAGGTTCGCCTGTGCTTGTTCTATTTGGCCAGTATTCATTCATGTAAGACACGTCTTTTTGAAGTAGTCTTTTTCTTTCATTAGCAGTAGCTCCTGTAGTGCTGTAAATTGAAGCATACCTAACAAAAGCCATTGTTGTTGGAGTAGCTCCAGGAAGAGCAACAAAAGGGTTGGAAGCAGTTAAAGTAGCAAACTCATAAGATCTAAAGATATCTAAATCTACTTCTCTAAATATACGAAGTTCTGCGTTACTTATAAAATCATTTATTATTGTTGTCGTTAAAACATCACTTGATGTTTCTGTATAACTTCTTATTTGATCTACTAATTCTGAATATGTTGTCATGATACACTCACTGTTACAGTCCCTAATCTGCTAATAACTCTTGTATCTTGGTTAGCTTGAGTAGTATTAGATAAAGGTCTCATTGTTCTTACTTGAACTGTTTCCATAGCTCCTGGTGCAGGTATGGGATTAAATTGTTGTATAGTTTGCATTTCTGTATCAAAACTGTTTTGAGAAATACCTAAAGAAATTCCCGTAGTATTTCCGTTAATACCTGTTACAGGATTAACATCACTAATACCACTTAAAGGTACAGTAACACTAACAACTTGACCTTTTGAATGTTCTAAAGCTTCATAGTCAACAGGATGATTTCTTGGATCTAATAAAGGTGATTTAGGTTCATATTCAGATACGTGCACCCACATACCTGTCCATTCTTGCACCATTTCATTGTAAGGATAAGCTTGTCCATCTCTATCGGATATACGTAAAGCAAATCTACCTGAAGCATATTTTGACATTAATAACCCGCCATAAATTGATTTCTAGGAACCATACTATAACTTGCTTTTTCAACATCTTCATCAGCAGCTCTTCTAAATTCTTCTTCATATAAAGTTTTTAATAATTGAACTCTGTCTGGAGCATATTTTAAAGATAAATAATAAGCTAATCCTGCAGTTAAACACGGTAAAAATCTAAAAGGTATTTGTGCGTTTGTTGGATATGTGTCTATATCTAGCATTCTAATAGATGCGTAATATTTAAAAGTATAAGCTTCCTGTGCAGCAGGAAATAAAAATACTTTTGGTAAAATAGTTCTTTCAAAATAAAATTGACTAGGACGACCCTTGGATGTTTTTACAGTGTAATCCAAATAAGAACTTCGTCCTATTCTTGTCATTGAGTAATCATTATTACTACTATCTCTTATAACAGCTTCTGTAATATCAATTATTTCTGCTTCATCACCTGCTGTAGATGCATTTCCTGCAGCATTAACAGGATACAAAGTTGTTCCTGATAACTGCGTAGCATCTGCTGCAACTGTTGCAGACCTTTCAGTTATGGTCCAAAGGTTTAAACCTCTGTTTGCCCACTCAGCTATCATAAGGTTTAATGAACGCTTTGCGGTTTTTAGATGATAACCAGATCTATCTTGTAAACCGCAACGTTCATAAGCCTCTTCAACTAAAGTATCAATTTGAAGGTCAAAATTTGCTGTAGAAGAGTATGTTGGCATCTACTACTTGGCAATACCAGTGCCACGTTTAGCTATTCCGCCACCACGTTTATTAATTACTCCTTTACCAGTTCCTTTACCAAACTTACCGTAAGATTCATTACGACTCGCTTTTAATTGAGCTGGTGTTCTTTTCTTTTTAATTCTCATAGCGATAGATTCATCTTTTCTATCTTTATAACCTTGTTTTTTCTTGCCAACTGGACCACCGTCTTTTAATCCCATCGCCATTCTTTTATGTTGGTTAATTCCACCACCTTTAGCTTTTTTCTTAACCATACTTCCGCCGCCTCGTTTCATAGCGACACCGCCTCGTTTCATTGCTGTTTTCTTTTTGCCCATCATGATAGACCTCCATTGATCTTTTTATACTTATTAGCACGAGATACCACAACGTCTTGATAGTATTCGTCAGGCCACAACTTATAGTAACCTTGTTTGTGCAATTTATCAGAAGCTTGCTGTAATTGCGAGAACTTTTGTACTAGCATCATGGAATATTTATGCTCAGGATAAGAATCATGTATTTCTTTATTTTCCGTAGGAGATACAAGAAATTGTTGTTCAGATTCAGTAGCTGGATTAGATGGATGAAAACTCATAAAATAGATGTCTTTTCTGTTATACCATTCATTATAGTCTTCCGTAGCTAAATGAAGCTCATCAGGAGAATAGCTATAATAAGGGTCACAAAATATAAGTATTTCTTTTTTGGTAAAATCTAAATTTTTTAAACAATCATTTAATTCTTTTTTATAGGTACTATGTTTTGTTTTAACAGCAATCCATACCTTATCATCTGCCCATGCTTTTTTAGCAAAAGGACATGCAGGCACACCACCTAAATGAACATTAGATACTTCTAAAAAGTTTTTAGACCATAGTCTAACGTCTTGTATTATGTCTTGCCTTGTCGGTTGTATTTTTTCCATGTTAATCTCTTTCTTTTATTCTTTGGTCTGGAAGTACTAGAATGACCAATACTTGTCCTTTTAGGTTTAGGTGTAAAATATTCGTTGTTTGGAAGTTTTGCAGCCATTAATATTTCTCTTCTATAATCTTATATATTTTTAAATTACCTTCGCTGTCTGGTCTAAGTTCTGCCTTAACTTGACCACATTCATAACGAATAACATTTTCTCTACCCACCGCCAAATTTCGCTCAGCCTCACGTTTTGCCTTCAAGCATTTTGATAAACCATCTGTCATCATATGGCCGTCTAGTGACTCATTTACATACATGCATAAACTAAACACAACACTAATAATTGGATCCATTTTGCCTCACTTTGTCTTTTAAGTTTTCTACGTCACTTTGCATTTTTTCTAATTGAGTTTTTAAAAAGTCAATATTTATATTATTACTTTCAATAGATTGTACTTCTTTTTCCATGACCTCATTTTGCTCAGCAATAAATTCTATAAGCATATACAATTCTTGATTTACGGGAGTTTGTTCAGCTTTTTTTAGCAAGTCAGCTTCCATTAATTGTCTTGCAGTTTCAAGTTGAGTCAACCTTTGAGTTAAATCGCTGTAGGCAAATATGCCAATTCCTATGGCTGCAATTAACCCAATTAGGTTTCTCATAGGCATACTAATCGCTGTGTTATCAGATATTTTCATTATTTATTCATTTGTGATAATGGGTTAGCGAGAGTGAGTTTGATTTGTTTATCAATACTTTCTTGTAACTCTTTCATCTTTTCTTCTAAATCAGATTTTAGTTTTGACATATCATCTTCAATTGTATCTACGGTAATTTTTAAATCTTTTGTATTATCTCTAGAATCTTCTTTAACTTGTTGTTCTACATCATTAACAATTTTTTCTACTCTTCTTACGTCTTGACGTAAATCATTCTTTAACTCATTAGCCACATCCGATACCAGTCTTATTTCTGACATCATCATTTCCATTTCCTGCATTATCATCTCAACTTCTGTTTGTATCAACTCTGTTTTGCTTTTCATTTCTTCTTTAGTTAAAGCAATAGTTTTATCAAACTCTGATAGGTCAGGAGCTACATAGTTTTGTATCTGTTCTTTCATATTGAGGTAATCTTTGTAGAATTCAAATCCGCCCCACAGTCCACCACCAAGTGTAGTCAATGCCGTAAGAACTACGAATATTTTTCCGCCTTTGAATTTAAGTCCCGCAAATTCGAGTTCAGCCATAACTATTCCGAACCCATCTGCCATTGTTGCATTATCATTTCATCCATAAGTCCATCACTTCCTGCAAATAAAAAGTATTGAGCTATGTTGTTAGTTGTTAACTCAGCATCAGGTATTACATTATCTGTAAAAAACCCTTCTATGTCGTTAAGACTTTGTTGACTATCAAAAAAAGATTTAGAGTTTCCTAACACTTGCATTACAATTAATGTTTTTAACTGATTTGCTGAGTCATATCTACCCTTATCACCCATCTTCTTTAATATTTTTTTAGCAGCCACTTCTTTTTTAGCTTCTTCTTTTTTTACCTCGTCTTGATCCTTATCCTCTGGTTCTTCCATATCTTCTTCGCTATCTTCATTTTCTTTAGTCTTTGATACGCTCTCTTGCGGCCCAGACTCTTCTTCCGCATCAGCTTTAGGTTCTGAAGTATCTTCTTTAGTAGGTTCATCTTGTACCTCCTCTTGTTCTGGCTCAGAAACTTCTTGCTCTGGCTCAGGTTCTGGTTCATTTACTTCTGGTTCTGGTTCTGGCTGTGTTTCTATTTCCATTTCTATTTCTACTTCAGATTCAACACTTGCCATTTCCATCTCTGGTGTCTCTATTTCCATTTCTGGTATTTCTATTTCCATTACAGGCATTTCCATTTCCATCTCTATTTCTACCATTTCATAAGAAACGTCTGAGTCTGGCTCCTGTATAGGCTCTATTTCTATTTCTCCGTTTGGTTGCTCAACAAAATCATTATGATCAATAATATTATCTACAATATCTATAATTTCTGTTTCTGTGCTACCACCATAAGCAACCCACATTTCTACACTTGTAATAGATTCTTGCACGATTGTAGATATTACATTGTAAAGTACGTTTATGGTAATATCATCAAAGAGCGGGCCGATTGCCATATTGATATCACGCCCACCAATTTCGATTATCAACGTTGTTATAGTGCCTGCAAAATCAAAACCATTTTCATATTCTTGATAACCACTAGCTACACCAGATTCTGATAATATATCTGTACCACTAAATACATTTGTGTTTCCGTTCTTACCTGTAATATGCATGTAGATACGATCTTGTGCATCTTGCTTATCTACTTTGATTGTGTAATTAGTTCTTCCTCCATTTTCTATATCAAGAGAAGATATATCAACTGTATTGACAAAGGTCGTTCCCATCCCCTCCACGCCCATGGCACTTGTGCTATTGCCTGAGCCTGTAATTTGTGCACACTTATCTGTACCTAGATTATAACAGCCACTACCCGATGGCATAGTTGCAGGCCCTTGACCTCCAAAATCTTGATCCATATCACCCTCATATCTAGGCTGTACAAAACCATTATCCCCATCTAACAAATCTCCTGAGTCTACATTGGTAACTTCAGTTGTTGTCGTTGTCGTTTCTGTCGTCGTTGTTACAGTATATCCATCTGCTTCATACTCTATTGTTTCTGTAACTACTTCGTCTATTATCTCTTCAATAGTAGGTGTGCAAAGTCCAACTGTATCTGTTGAACAATCTACAGCTTTACTAGAAAAGGATAGGGAGACCGATATACATAGCCATAGCGTAAAATAAAAACTTTTGGAATTCGCCATCACTTACATCCTCATTTACATTAATCTTTAAAACATCATCTTTAAATACAGTACTACCTTCTGGTACCATATCTGGATTTGATTTCCATTTCTCTAAAGCTTCAGAACCAATAGACCCCATATATGGAGGCGGAGTGCCTGCCATAACTAAACTATCAAAAACTCTTGGGTCAGTTGCGAGTAATGAAATTGAGGCAACTTTAAGGCCACTCGCATAAAGCTGGCGAGAAAGCTTCAAAAGCTGACACAGCTCGTCGTCCACTACTACTCCTGTAGCGATACCAAGTATGTTTGTTTGAATTGCGCCTGACGTTGCTACTTTACAAATATCAGAATTGTTTACAACGACACTTGGAGCATTTGCGGTAGGTACGGATTTATCCGTCACTACGGTTGAAGAAACGGTATTTGTATCTGCTCCTTTAGCGCTAGTAAT